GTAATTTCGTATTTTGGAAACAATTCTACCATTGCATTGTACCAATCGGTTACATCATCTTTATGTAAAATTGTCTTAACGTGTTCTTCTGTAAAATCAAAATCCATCTTGTCCGAACTCCCTCGTGTTTTCTATTGTAGAGACTAACTCTTGATAACCTCCAATATGTTTATCAAACCAAAATATTTGAGGAACTGTAGATATAGAATGTGAATTCATTCTTTCTTGTAGTTCTTCAAAGTTTTCAAATTCTTCCGCATCTTTATATTCATATTTCATTTTATATGTTTCCACCAATTCAACAGCTTTGGTGCAAAAATTGCAATTACTCTTTCCATAAATCGTTATCATATTTTCCTCTTTAGAAGTTTAATATCTCTTTCGTCATTATATAGTCACGAACTAAATCAGACCGAACAATATCTTCCCAGCCAAAATTTACAATTCTAAAGAATCTCATTTGCTCAATGATCTGTATAAATTTTATAATTCCGTCACTCTCATCTTTAAATTTAAAATCAGTTTGTTTATGATCACCGCAAAAAATTATACGACAATCTTTACCTATTCGTGTAATGACGGAATCTAATTCATGAAAATTCAAGTTTTGCATTTCGTCTACAATAACAATAGATTGATCGAAGGTGCATCCTCTTAGAAAAGAAGTCGTTTCAAACTGAATTTTGTTGGCAGTTTTCATTTTATTATATGCTCCGTCAAAACCAAATAACTCAGAGCATACTAATCTATAAGGAGCCTCATATGAAGCTTCTTTTTCTTCTTTTGTTCCTGGTAAAAATCCTTGATCCCGTGTAGTTACCGCAGACCGAAGCAATATAATTTTTCTGTATACGTCAGGATCATTTAGCATGGATTCTAAAGCAAGATATAATGCAATAAAAGTTTTGCCAGTGCCAGCAGAACCTGACATAACTAAATTTGAATCATCGTCCCAATAATCAAATGCCAGTTTTTGATTATCTGTAATGGGATCAATTTCAATTAATTCTTCAATATTCACTGTAAGAGAATTATTTTTCTTCATTTATTAAACTGTCCTAATAGTATTATTTCTTCCAGAACCCGCTTTAATTCTGTTCAAATGATCTTTAAAACCAGAAGGCGTTTGACCAATCATATCTTTTCTACCGCTAATAAAACCAGCAGTGGAAAGTGCTTGTGTTAAATCAGAATTTTTTGATAGTTTTTCCTGTAACTCATTCCAGCTACAAGATACTTCCCAACTTTCATCTGTTGTAGTATTTTTTATTGTATAGAGTGGCATCATTCATATCCATTTGTATTGCTAATTTCTGTTTATGTAATTCTAGTTCCCAATGTCTAACTATTGCAAATTTGTTTTTATGGTCTCTAGGCAACTTTTTTGCTCTTTGTAGATTATCATATTCATATTTTACTAACTTACTGCGACTGTAAACCAATCCGGAATTTGTCGTTTGGACCATGACATTTTAAACCTTTCTTGCTTGGTCTGATAGTATAATTTATAAGACTTTATAGGATCATTTGGAAACTTACATTGCGGCTCATTATTCATAGCCAATTTAAATGGAGTTTGTGACATATTTGAAATATTTTTAGGCGCTTCAGCTAATACATTTTGCAATTTAGTTTGTGTCAAATGAACTTTATTATATCTGTATGTATATTCCTCACAAAGTGCAATAAAATGTTGATAATGCCAATCGTAATTTGCTTTAGATTCCATAGTCCATACAGTACATGGATGTGCCATATGGACTGCTTTATATAAACTATTCTCACGATCATCCGGCATTGTCCAGTATTTTACCATACGTTTACCAGATTTGGACGCACGAATTCCTAGATTTCCGTCAAGCATTCTATGTGCTGTGGAAAGCATCTGGGCACTTTCTAAGACCATTTTAACAACGTGTTTATCGCATTGAAGCCGAGCGGCCTCTACGGGATCGTCTGATAAGATGAATATGTTCATTAGCCAACCTGCATATCAATTGTATTTACAAGGTCTTCAACAAAAACGTCTGTCACTTTTTTGTCAGTAATGCAAGTGAGTTGACCTTTTACTTTACGAATACGCATAAAAGTAATATCATAAAGATCGGAACCATTTAGTTCGATTTGAACTTTACCTTTCCATTTAACCATTCCTGAAGTTTTGAACATAATACCGTCTGTAGAAGTACGCATATATTCTTTTGAACCCCAAGCCCAAAGTGCGCGAGGATCAATTGTTTTGATTTGTGAAAGGATTGTTTCTGCGATACGGTTAGTCATTTTTTTCTTTCTTTGATTCTCTTTACTATTACTTTATAGCTTATCTTCACTTCTTTGTCAATCAAATTCTTTCAACTACCTCTAACGCTCTTTTCCAGATTGTTTTTTCTTTAACTTCTTTTCTCATCACATCTAATACCAAGAGCATTTCAGCCTTATAGACTTTCCAAAATTTAGGATCACATTCATAAATGTCAAAAGCATTGTCCATTATATCTGCACATTTGATGAATTGAGAATCTGCAGTTGCGTTTGCTGTGTGCAATCTATCTAAATTCTTACGTACTTTTCTGTTACCATCGCTAGGAACAGAAACATCTGTCAGACCGACAACCATGCCGGTGATAACACTTCCAAACACACCGTACATTGTATCATATGAAACTTGAGTATCTTCTAAAACATCGTGTAACCAAGCTGCGGCAATCATAGAATTTGTGCCGCCATATGTTTCGACAATTTTGGCAACTCTTTGGGGATGAACAATGTAATCGTCATTTGAATATTTTCTTTTTTGTCCAATTGCTCCGTGTGCAGCAATCGCAAAATATTGTGCATTATCTACTATAGACATGATGATTCTTTCTCTGTTGCATTACACGTATTTTATACAACAGAGTTTTGATTATGTCAACTCATTATGCAACTTTTTCTTTAATTACATAAGATTTTTCTGTTATATAATCATCTAGATATTTCTTTTTGGCTTTTACTTTTTTAACTAAATCTAATTTTCCCTCAATTTGTAACTTTTGTGCAAAGTTTTCTAGTTCTGCGCTATCTTGCATAAGTTTTTGAATTTGAGTTTGAGGCATAGTATTCTCCTTAGTAAAAAGTAAAAACTGACTTCCCAGGGAAAGCCAGTTACAGTAGTGTATAAAATAGTATTTTTATTATTGATCTTCATATTATTCTGGTATCAAATTTGGAAACGCCTTTCTAACTAAAGATTTTGAAATTCCGGTTATAGATTTTTTACTGGTCATGTTAATTACAATCTCCGCATCTTTAGGGTGAACAGATTCTAGCAGTTTGATATATAACATTTCTCTTCTCGGCTTTAATAGCTTATCGCCATCTAAGCCTTTAACAAAATATTTGAATTGTTTATTTTGTTTTAAGAGATTCGCGGGAGCGTTATGTCCCTGATTCGGTTCGTATGGTGGTTTACCTGCTGGCACATTCCATTTAACTTTAGGGTCATATGTTCCCCTCAATACATCTTTTAGTGCCCAAGTTTCATTTTTTCTCAACACATTGATTTTATCATCTATATTCTTAGATGATTTTACTAAATCAAATACTTCATAAATTAGTTTCATATAAACTCCTGTACGTGTTCAACCAACAATCTGCATCGTTTCTTTACTAAATAGGGAAACACCTTACTCTTGTTTTTCCAAGGATCTTGTGCTTCATATGTATTTATAATTTCATTTTTTATACTTTGAGGAGTTTCTGTTAAATCTACAAGTTTTTTATTACGACAAAAGTTTTTATAAGTTTCTTCATCCATACCCATCTTAGGATCTTCGCTATTGTACCAATCATCCATTCTCTTTTTAGTCATAGGTTTTTGTCTGATACCTTCAGCAATAGCATTATCTGGAGAAAGTATATTAGGAACAGCATCACTGCCACAACCTTTAAATATTTTTTCCATAGTCCATCTGTGAGGATCATCTGTAGTTACAAGCTTTTTTGTAATGGGACTGAATTGCTTTACATTAGACATTTTCTGTAGTTGAATGAAATCATTATCGCCAGAAATGATCATTACATTTTCGTGCTTGCCAAACTCTTGTGTCTCAAACGCGATACGTGCAATTGTATCATCTGCTTCACAGCCCCACTGCTTAATTGTCTTGTATGGAAAGTTATCGCCGATTTCTTCAAAAATCATATGAATAATTCTAAACGCTTCATCCCAATCAATCTTGGATTCGTCACGACCTTCAGAACGTCTCCACTTGTAATATGGATAAATTTCTTTACGGAAGTTACCACCGCCATCGGCAACAACAACTATTTCTCCATACTCTTTAAAGTATTTTTTACGGTACATTCTGATCTGATTTAAGATCATAGGTCGTATAATATTTTCATCTATAGGCTCTTTTCGCGCAAGCATCATGCCAATAGCAACGCCGTTATAATCAATTAAAATCATTTGTTAAGTCTCCATATTATTTAATAGCTATCTTAGCATATGTTATTTAAAGAGTCAATTATCTTTTAGTAATTTTCTTTTTTCTTCAATACTTTCTTTAAAATCTAATACAGTTTCTTGCTCTATGAGTGAAATTATCGTTTCAGTAACCCCAATTTCATGATTAAGTCTAGCTAATTTTTGCATCAACTTTTCCATTTCAATAGTATAAAATTCAAGTTCTTTTTTCTTGCGACTTCTTTGGTCATAAATCTCTGTAATGTCAATAAGTTTCTTTTCTGGAATTATAATGCCTTTATCACTCATTGAGAACTACTACTCCTTCATGCAATAATTTTTGTCTATTTACTAGATGGTCTCTATCTACGTCAGCTTTATTTTGTCCAAAATACTTAACTGCATAACCTTCTTCAATCATAATACTACTAACTTTTCTTGTTTCATAAACATTATTAGCAGTTTTATGTTCTAGTAAAAAGTCGCCTAAAATTCTACCGAATTTGCCCTTCTTATCTTCACCACTTTTATCAACTTCTGTTTTCAAAATTTGAACTGATCCTACAGGCAACAACTCTTTTAATCTAGCTTTACTAGCAAGTCCAAATGCCTTTTCTGTTAAGTCTCTTGTGCGAGATTCAGGCGTATCAATTCCCATCATACGCACACGTTCTCTATGTACCCAAATTCCAAAACCAAGATCAATATCTACATCAACGGTATCACCATCAACGACTCTTAGTATTTTACATTTATATTCATACATCTTTTTTCTCCTGAATCATTTTTTCAATGAGTTCTTTTTGTTTTTCCTTTGG